TTAGACGGCGACATGATCGAGTTGCTCCATGGTGAGGTCCGTCAATAGATTCCAGTGTTCTGCCAGTTTGGGACGATGTTCGCGCAGCCAAGCCCGCTCGGCGCGGGTCATTGATTCTCTGCATAGGGTATCTTCCTTGGCCAGACGGGAGGGCTCCAACTTGGCGACGCGGGTGGCCGACTCTTGTTCCAACTGGGAGCTTCCATCTCTCTCGGCGGCCTGTCGCGCCAGCGCTACCACAAACCCCAAACGGTTCTTGCGATCCCGCAACTTAGCATTAGTAGTCAGCCAATCCCAGTTCAGATGCGGATAGGCAAGGGGCAGCCATGCCATCGCCTCCACGAACGTGCAACAGGTACTCCGCAAGAGGGAGCGCCGTGGCGCGGGTTCGAGTCCTGTCTTCCCCGCCACACATTCCTAAAAACTTAGGAGTGAATGGCGACAGAAAGTGACAGGCAAATCAGGGACCGATATAGGTCCAATAAGCCGACTACAATACAGTTTGCGGGTATTTTTCCTCTCGCTTCTGACCCACGTCTGACACCATCATCGTTACAACCTTGCTCTGCGCGGCTCGCTTGTTCGAGTTCACTGCTTGTGTGTAAACGTCCAGAGTGATTCGGCTGTTCGCGTGTCGTAAGAGCTCCTGCACGGTTTTGACATCCTCTCTGTTGGCCTTCAGCAGTGTGCCGATGGAGTGGCGGAAAGTATGCCAAGCGATATTTTTGTTAATGTCGACCTTGAGCGCGACCGGCTTGATATAGCGCGTCATCAGATTGTCCGGCCAGTAGGGCTGCTTGCCATTCATCGTCGGACTTGCGAAGACTTAATCGGAGTCCATTGGATAGGGGCCCTGGCGCCGCCAGCGCAGATGATCGTCCGCCATGTAGCCGTCCAACCTCGAGAGCGCCCGCCCGGCGTGCGTCAATTGTTACGCCTGCACAGACTGAACGGAAACAGAATCGCCTCCGCCACTTGCCCACGGGCAACAGTGCCAAGCCTTGGACCGGGGTAGGTGTCACTGGTGCGATTCCCACGGGGAAAGTGTGCCGGATTGCTTGAGGCAGCTTCTGAATGTTCCTGCATTATCCGAAGCCTGTCTGCAAGGACTAAATGCCCCAAAACTGTAGCACTGAAAAGGCTCACGCTTTGAAGTTTTGTGGTAGTTTGTAGGGAGGAAGCAGTTCCATCAAGTTATTGATTCTAAATGGCGGAGAGACAGGGATTCGAACCCTGGGTACCCTTTCGAGTACCGTTCGAAACGTATACAGACGGCTTCCGAGAGATACCGAAAGATATAAAAACCCGCGTCCAGTGCTTGTTTTCTGCGGTCTTGAATCTTCTGGTTGCTTCTCGTAGCTCTCTGTATCCCCCGATACAGTTGAGGGTAAATGTTCCCTCAAATGTTCCCGCCACAAATTGACAATTCCCGAAAGAATCGACGAACCCAGGTGGTTTGGATTTGTTGAGATAACCTTACTCCCAAACGCGGATAAAAACGGTGCAAAAGTCGGGAGGAATGGAAAGAATCAAGAAAGTAACCTCACAAAACCCGAATCCCCGGTTGAGGGTTTTAGCCTTCAGCCGGGGAAGCATGGTAAAAGCGGTGCTCGTTTAGAAACCTGCGTAAGCTAACTCGTACTGGCCAGCCGCCACCACCTCAACAGCCTCAGAGCGCGAGTAGCCGTAGTGTGCGGAGAGAATCGCTGCCGACTGATTCAGGTCGATATACGGCTGCACCTCGGCCAGCTTGATGGGGGATTCAGCGGCCATCCGCGCCACAGCCGCCTTGCTCGATACTGACTGCACCAAGGCGAGAATCGAACTGACCACCGTCGCAACGGCGTTGAGCGCGTTCAGGACGTGTTGCTGGCTGCTGGGGTTGGTGATCCTTGCCGCCGAGAGTAGCGACGCGTTCACCTGCTGCTGGAATGCCACCACCGCGGCTTGCAGTTGCGCCAGCACGCCGGCTGTGGGATTGGCCAGGTACGCCTTTGCCTGGGCCACCAGCAGATTCGAGGCAGCGTCGAACCCGACCGTTGCAGCGACGAAGATCGGGGCATCCAGGGGGTCGAGCAGTGCAGCGGTCGAATTGACTGTTGCCACTGCGCCTTGCAGGGCTGGCGTCCAGTTGACGATGTTCTGCGCGACGGCAATGCCCGAACAGCCGCCCATGAACGGCAGAGGGAGCAGTAAGGCAATCAGCGCCCACGCGCCCAACTTCGCGGTTGACCCGGGAGTGGGAGCATTCGCAACAGGATCGCGCGACAGTAAGCCAAGAAAGGCGCTTGCGATTGCGCCAATGAGCGTCACGACCGTGCCGGTTCCTGCGGTGCCAAGGGTGACGCCTTGCTGCGTGAGTACGCCCGCAATGGTGAGGATGGCGATCAGCACGCCGACCGCCGAGGTCTTGGGGTGGTTCCAGATGTTCGAGATGAGAGTCATGCGATGCAATCTCCTGAACTTGATGGGGTGGGCCACCCGATGGCGGGGCCAGGAGGGAGAGACGAGCGTTGGCGATCTAGCACTGAACTTGATCCGGCAATAGCACGGTGTCAGTCTCTGATCGGCGCGGCCTCTCCTCTCCCAGCACGTTGAAGGGGGTGGTCAACGTGCTGCATCGTGCCATGGAAGCGCAAAAGCTTGTCAAACTGCGGGGAAATGCTCAGACGCTTGCAGTCAGGGAAGCCGCGTGCGCGCGATAGATCGCCAGCACCTTTTCAGCGCGGTCGGGGTCGGTTGCCCAAACCTTGCTCACGGCGCGGATGTATTCCTCTGGCGTGGCTGCAGAGAGAGCGGCATGGTAGCGCGAATCTGACGCGAGGATTTCAGCCCGATCCTTCAGACATGCGCTGTAATCGGGAAATGTCTTCCAGAACGCCTGCACCGTGGTCCACTCGCCGTGCAGAAACTCGCGCGTGGGGATTGAGATCACGTCGGGGCCTGGCTTCCATACTTTTCGGCCGAAGAGATTGTTCGCTTGGACGGCCAAGCCGCTCACTCCCCAGGACGACTCGAGAGCGGCTTCGCAAGCGGCCATCTCGGGGAAGATGTGGCCGGCGTCGCGCGCGGCCTGGCATGCGCGGTCCAGAAAGGATTGCTGTGAGGCTGAGATCATGAATGCCTCCAGTAAGCGACAAGAGCGCTGAATGCGGCGCCGATGATCGCGCTGACGGCGGAGAGAAACCCCGCCTGTTTCCAGCGGTGGCGCTCAAGCGAAGAGACGCGATCTTCGACACTCGCCATGCGCCCTCCTGTTCCATCCTCACCGACGAGGATGGTCATCTTCGTTTCGAGGCGGGCGAGTGAATCGGTTACGTGGCGCTGGAATTCTGGATCGGACAAGAGGAGTCTCCGCGATCTGGGATGAATGTATGTAACCCATATTGCGGAGGAGTGTCAAAGCGTGAATCAGGCAAACGAAAGGGGCCGGAATCCGGCCCCTTTTCTTGGTCTGTGCAGGTAACGAAGTCGCATCAACAATTACGCTATTGCCCGCACACGTAGTAGAAGTAATACGTTGTACTCGCGGCTGGGGCGACAGACACGTTGAGATAGACCCCTGTCGTTGTTTGATTACTAGGCCAAGGAGACAGTGCCTGGGCAGTTGCTCCGCTCCCCTCGAATACACACCGAGATGCTTTAGGAGTGGCCGCCCAGCTTATCTTGGCCAACTGTCCAGCAGTGGGACCTGTTCCTGCCGTCACGGCGAATAACCCGCTAGTAGCTGTACACTGCCCTCCATCTCCCGTGTAACAAGTAGGATTCGTAGACCCCGACCCGAGATTAGACCCGGCCAAAAACGCTGCCGTGTCAGTCCCCACAAAAGCGGGTGCTGATGAACTAATTGTCGCCGAAGCAGTAGTTGCCGCAACCGGTCGAGGCGTTCCACTTCCATACCCTGCGGCGGGCGGGTTCGCCACCGTGTTAGCAACGAATGCGGTCGTCGAAATGTTCTGTGAGATATCGCCAGCCGTGGGAGTTGGGGCTAATGCGGCCCCCCCGAAGCACTGCAAGCATAACTGTCCCGAACTTCCGCTTCCGTCCTGCACGGTCTGAAGGGTGAACGTGCGGCTCGACGGCGTGGCGCTTCCGGCGACATACACAGCAAGTGCAAAGGGGTTTGCGGCGTCATTAGATTGTCCGAGATTCCCAACTCTGCTCACAGTAGTGTAAGTTTGTGGCAACCCATAGTTCACCGCATAGAACTGGGGAAATGCGGGCGCGGCACCGTTGATATAGAGTCGCTGAGGAGTGGAGACAGAATTTCCATACTTCTGATCGGATGAATAGGTCCCTTTAGACCACAAGAAAGCCGTCGCTGCGCTGGAAATCAGAGTTTCACCGAACGGAGACGGGTGAACGCCTTCGGCCAGGACTACAGTTGGCGTAGCGGAATACGCACTCAGACCGGTGTCGAAGATGTTTGCAGCCGGATAGGTAGAGTTGATGTAGTTGGTCAGTGCAGTTTGATCGCAAGCGGTTTCGAAGATCGGCAGCATGTGGTAAACGGTGATGTTTGCCGTCTGAAGCTGAGAAACGATACTGGCGTATTGAGAAGCATAAGGAACGGAGTTGCATATGTTGTTCCGTCCAATATTCAGTATCACGGCCTTTGGTTTAAGGGCGATAATTTCAGGGATCACAGCCAGCACATCGCCTGTCTGGTCAGAACCGCCAGACTCATTCACGGTGCGAAAACTGCTTTGGAGCGCCGTACAATATGCCTGCGCGAAGGTCCCTGCGTAATACCCGGCAGTCTTCGAGTCGCCCACGCACATCACATCTGCGCCAACTGGAGTTGACGAGTTTATTTGAAGTGATGTCACTGTCTGTGTGCCGCCAAAATTAAAAATCGCGAACTTTCCGCGATTAGGAGTTTCCGCGCTAATCGGGTAGCTGAACGTATATTCGTAATTCGTCGTCACCGGCCCTGTGCCACGCGTGAGGTCGGTAGCCGTCACAGTGAATAGGTCGCCGTTGCGGGTCACGGTGAGCTGCACCACATCCCCGGCGACAATCGGGAGAGCGGTTGGTGACGTTGTTTGTAGGCTCAGGCTGGAACCGGACGTCGTGAAGATGGACACCGATCCACTACTGGCATCCGTTGAAAGGTCTATGCTGCCTACCATGCCGAGATATGCCCCGCCTGTTTCGTAACTCCTGATCCCCAAACCAATCCCGTAGCTCGTAGCTGAGATTGTCCCGATTGTAATGGTCGTGGCCATAGTCCACTGTGGGAGCGTGGTGTCGTAGTTGTAGTCCAACGATTGGCTGGGGGTTCCGTTTCCGCCACTAAATACAAGAGCGTTGCCCGATATGGTCGGAGTCGTTCCATTGGCCAGAAACGCCGAAAGTGAAGACCATGAATTTGCGCTATAGATCGTGCCATATAGCGTAAGTGCAGGCTGACCACCGAAATTCGCAAGAGAAGAGGCGGCAGCAGCGGGAGATGTTGGCGTGATTACGCCGAGGGTCGCAGCGCCAGCCGCGACGCTGCCTGTCTTAAGCGCGGTAGTTCCGAGGTCGCAGGTACCCGCCGGAGACGTGGCAGAGCAGTTTGGACCAGGCGCGCCGGCTGCTCCGGTGGGCCCGTTTTGCACGATCGCCAGCGAGGCGATATTGGGCGGAAATTTATCGAGCGCGCAGGTGGTCACTCCGCTCGGGGTGCTACACCAGGAGGCAGCAGCGGTTCCCGCTCCGTTGATGCTGGATGGCTGTAGGCAAGAAAATCCCGTGGAAGGAATCTGCGAGATCCCGGAATCGTTGACGATCGTGAGGCGCAGGCATGGATTCGCTGGAGCGCTCAGCGCGGTATCGATCACTTGCATGGGGACTATGGCGCCGTTGGTGACCGTGGTGCAGGACGGCGTGGAGAGCACGATGCCGCCAGCCGACCCGCCGGCTGTGACTGCCAGAGGATGATTGCTCGTGTCCACCGGCTGCAGACACAGGATTCCCGAGGGTAGCTTACCACCGGCGCTAGTAGCGCTCTGGACGTTGGAGGCTGTGAAGTTGAGCCAGCCTGCGCTTTGACCAAAGCAGACCGGGACGAAAAGAAGACAGAGGATGGGCGGCAGAATGCGCGCAAGTTTTCTCATGGCGCGGTCACGGTAGAGCAGATTCTCAAAGAGCGTCAAGTAACTGGCTAGTCTGCATCTTCATGTTGTGCGTCAGAACGCCTTCCACCGTGAGATAGCGATGGTCGGGACCATCGAGTTCGATGTGCAAGACTTCGACAGGCCGGTCGATACGCGTGATTTTGACTGGCCGGAAACCCTTGACGGTGGCCACGCGCGAACCCTCCGGGATCTGTGAGCACCAGCGTTGCCGATCATCGCCCTCGACAAAGAGTGTGTGGCTGCCGCTGGCGCCGAAGGCGGAGAACCCCTCGACTTCGATCCAGTAATGGTGATCGACCGTGATCCACTCGGCCTGTTTGATGGCTTCGAGCCTGCCGCTTGGCGTGCGCAGGAGGATGCGCCGGCCGCGTTGCTCCGCCAGGTCGAAGGCGAGTTTGATGCGGTCATTGCGCACCGGGCCGATAGAGGTTTGCAGGACGGTACCACGCACCGTGCAACGGTAGGGAGTCCCGCCTCCACTCCCACTTCCACCGCCGCTTCCAACGCTCGTTCCAGAAGCTGTTGTGGTAAAGCTAATGCCTCCAGGTGTGAGCGGTACGCGGCCGTCCTGATGGCAAGCTGCATCTGCATTGGTGTCATAGGTGGTGCTTAGAATTGCGGGCGTGCCAACAGCCGAAGCGGGCGCCACGGCTACGACGGCGGCGTTGATCACATCCCAATAAAGGAAGGCCCAGTATTTGGTGCCTGCCGTGAGACCGGTGACCGCGGCAAGGGAGCCATCGAGAATATAGGTGTAGCCGCCATCAGGCCAGCCAATGACAAGGCTCGCCCACGACAGTGTGGCCGAGGTGGAGGATAGATTGTAAGTAATTTGTCCGGTGAACATGGGAAGCGTGGACGCCTGGGTACGAAGGCTCGAGCTGGATCCGGTCTGAAATACGTCGGTGACGTTCCCTTTGACGTCGATGTCTGCCCAGGTGCTGGGCGCCGTCTGTCCTGCATCCGCAACTTCCAGCAGCAGATGGCTGGCGGCTAGCGTCGACCCGGCGGGGATGCTGAGCGTGCTTCCGTCGACTAGGATGCGCACGGCTACCAGAGCTGTTCCGGTGGGCACGGCGGTGGCCGCGGTGTTCACGCGGGTTAGATTGGACGCAGCTCCAGCCATGGTAAGCACCGCACGCGCGGTGCTGATGATCGCAGACGACGAGTTATAAAACGCGATGTCCGCAACAAGGTTGCCGACCAGCGCGCCTGTGGTCTCAAAGTAGGCCGAGAGCATCAACAGCGTTCCTGCTTGCCATTTTCCGGAGACGATGACCTGAGAGAGCAGCGTCTGCGCAACCGTGAGCGCCGTTGCCTGCGCTGTGTAGGTGGCAATGCCGTCATCAGCCAAAGACGCGACGAGCGTGTCGCTGGCGCGCGGGCTTGTATTCCAATAAGCAAAGCCAGATTGGAAACTGGAGCCGAGCAGCAGGTTGGTGGTGACGCCGATGGCGGTCATGGTGACGCTGGGAGCGGTGGAGAAGGCGGCGTAATTGTCGCTGGAGTCGAAGCCGACAACGATGAACGTCCAGGCAACGCCGGGTGAGACTTGGTATTTCCAGGCCGTGTGCGTACCGGTGAGTCGCGCGAGCATCTTTACCGATCCGCCGGGGTAGCTTCCGTAGATGGCCACGCCCGCGGTGTTAGTCCCGTTTTTCCAACTCAGCGAGGCATAATCCACATAGCTGCCGCTCTCAAGGGTGTAGAGCTCCTTCGCAGTCAGGTTGGTTACGCCTGGTTTGGTGGTCACCTGCGCGCTGGTTTCGCCCACGACAGGAGTCCCTGCCGTATAGCTGTCGGGATCGTAGTCGATCCATTCGATGGTGGAACGGAACTCGCTGGCCTTGCGGATATTGACGACGCGGACAATCTTCTCGCTGCCGGGCTCGCCGTAGAAGTAGGTGGAGAAGTCTTGAGGGGCCTGACTGAACCCGGTTCCGAGCGTGAGAATCTGCGTATTGTTCGGGCCGGGCGCGACGGCGACGACGGTGGAGGTGAGCATGACGTCGGTGTCGTAGAGGACATAAGCCTGCCCGACGACAGGCGTGAACCCCGGCGGCGGCGTTACTAGCACCTGGCCAGCGGCCGCGGAGAGAATCGCGCAGTCCTGGCCGTTGATCACGGCGCGCGTCACGCGGTTGGCGTTGTCGAAGCTCGAGAGACTCACCAGAGTTCCGATGGAGAGGCCGGTGGAATCCGTGTCCGCGTTCACCGCGGACACGGTCCCGGCGTAGCGCTGAATGGACGGAAATTGCACGATGACGTTGTAGGCGGTGGTTCCGTCCCAGGGCAGATCGTCACGGTCGACGGGCAGATCGGTGGTGGTGGCGCCGGGGAGGGTGCGGCCTCCCCATCCCCATTGAGGAACATCGTGCTGCAGGATGACAAGGTTCCCCGGCCGGCAAGCAATGGCTTCCACATCGCACTGGAACTTTCCAGTGCGCAATAGCAGATCATTGCTCAATCCGAGGAAATGGCCGTAATGCCAAGCCTGCGCCGGGTGGGTGATGCCGGTTCCCCGGATGCGGACATTTTTGACGATGGCGCCCGCCGCCTGAGCAGCGGGGTCCATGTAGACGAGGGGGTTGTCGGTGCGATAGTAGCGCGTGCTGTCGGCAAACTCCACCTCGACCTGATTGGCGCGCTCATCGAGGGCGAGCCAAGTTTCTTCAAAGCTGTCTTGCACGATGTTGCCAACGGAGAACATCTGTACCGGCACGTCGGCCTGGTTGACGAAGACGCCGTAGTCGCGGCCCATAGGGATGATGCAGGCGCGCGACATGCGGCCGATGGCCTGAAGTTGATTCCAAAGGTTGTCTTCGTTATCGAAGATGCCATTGAAAACGTTGAGCCGGATGCTGTTGCCGTTGCCGTCGGACACCAGCGTGTCATTCGCCTCGGCCCAGGTAACCCACTCGTCGATGAAGCGCTCGATGTTGGTGGGCTGGATGCCGGGCCACGAGCCGCCGCCGTAGAGCGGGTCGAGCATCATGTCGGCGGCCACACATGCGGGATTGTCTTCCTCAAAGGCCTGCAGAGCGGCGGGTAGTAGATTGTTGTCGAGCGTGCGCAGGCCGTATTCAATGACGGCCGTGATGTTGATATTGGAGCCCGAGAGTTGGTTGGTGGCCAGGGCGCGGACGCCGACCAGGATCATGTTCGGGTAACTCAGATCCTGATAGGTGATTTCGTTGACGGAGTGGATCCAGACTTCCTGACCGCGGTGCGGCGAGTCGTTGTCACCATATTCAATCGTGTTGTCCGCGTTGTTCGATCCCCACTTAGTGACCCGCACGTCGTACTTTCCCGGCGCCAGACCATAGATCGACGTGCGGTTGTAGACCACCTCGGTGGTGTCGTCCACATACTGCACCCAGCCGTTCATCCAGTCCGTGACCATGATCTGGTTGAGCGCGGTATCGATCGGTTGCCACTCGCCCGTGAAGGTCATCATGCTTCGGCCGGAAGAGCCGTCCATGTCATACGTAACGACGAGTTCGGTGAGCGTGTGCTGGTCTCCGGCAGTGTGCGGGCCGTTATCCGTGGCGATGAGGATGCCGGAGTTGGGTGCACAGCCGTTCCACTGTAGACCCCACTTGGGCGTGTCGTCGGTGTTGACCGTGCCGTCGGAGTGGTAGATGACCACGTCGCTCTTGGTGCGGGGCTGAAGCACAGGCTGCCAGTTATAGGTGCCGCTCTCCGCGTATTCGACTTGATAGACGACTTTGCAGGGAAGTTGATTGCCATCTCCAGAGATGTAAAAGACACCGGTAGCGAACATGATGTCCACCTGCATGGCCTGAGTCAGGTCGCCGGTTCCGGGAACAATGACCGAACCGCCAGAGCAAGTAACCTGCGTTTCCTGTGGATAGCCGTTAACGATGCGATTGAAGGCGGGAATGGCGGTCTGATCGTTGGATCCGTAGCGCAGAACTACCTGCACGTCGGAGTACGTGGAAACGTCTTTGCCGTTGATCTGAATGCCGGTGATGGAGCGAGCCGGACCGAACCCATAACAGACCAGGGCGTTGATGTATTGGTTGGAGCCCTCCAGATCGACAAAGCTGGAGATGATGTTGCCGCCACCCATGAAAGTCCCGTATCCCTTGGGAACGACGATGCCCGGCTGCGCCGTGGTCTGAGGACCGCTGAATGCCCAGCTTGGCTGCTGTGCTTTGCTGGCAGTCATGGCGGGCAGGTAGGCGTTGATGAGTAGGTTGCCGCCGACCATGATGGCGCCAGAGGCGATGCTCAACAAGATCGAAGGTGGAAACAGAATAGCAAGTGTGATGACGGTCGCCATGAGGGCGACCTGCGCCAGTGTCCTCCAGACGCCGCCGCCGGCCACCATGGGAGAGACAGCCAGCCAGTCACCGGCGCGGGGAATGACGTGCTCCTGTTCGACAGGCTGCAGCACGCGGCCGTTGAGCGAGACGGTCAGCAGTTCGTGGCCACCCGGGAAAGCATCGTCTAGATAGGCCCGCACCGTCTTGAACGGTTCGCATGGAAGAGTGCGATCCTCACGCGAAGTAGCTGGCATGAGTGGGTTGCGAATGTGGATGAGATGGACGACAGCGGAGAGAGCGGTGTCAGTAGCGTTCACCGGGGCGGCCTGGGAGATGGGAATGATTTCTGCGCTCACTTGGCGCCCTCCAGGCTGTAGTAGCCAATAACTTTTCGTTGCCAAAGCGGCGAGTTGACGCGCTCGATGACGCACCCGGTGGCCTCAGTGGTGTGGATCATGCGCGACTCGTCGACCATGAACGCCAGATGATGCTGGTTGGGCAGGATGCGCAGCAGCACGGCGCATCCGGAAACGGGGCGCGGGATCTGGGGGCAATCGGCCAAGGTTGCGCCACCCGCGCCGAGCTGCGCGTGGAGTTCGGCTTCGCTGCTGACGTAAGACGGAACCTGTTTTCCAAGGCGCCCGGCGATCACCATGGCCAGGCCCACGCAGTCGTAGCTCTCCGGCCCGCGTGCGCCGGCGGCGAAAGGTTTGCCCAGCAGGTCGGCGAAGATGGAAGACGCCAGCGCGCGGTCAGACAGCGCGTTCCGTGCAGGTTTGGCGCTGGCCGACGCAGCAGTAGCGGCGCGCGGCTGCAGAGTTTTGACGGTGGCATGCACCAACCGAGGCTTGGGACTGTTCCCTGTTCCCTGATCCCTGTTCCCTATCGTCATACCACCCCCGCCGCGCTGATGCCGTTGGTATCAATGCCGGGGAAGCCGCCAAAGGGGAGAACCGCATTCGGGAAATGGGCCTTGCAACCCGTGACGCCGTCGATGGTTTTGGAACAGCTCGTCATCGACCCGGTATAGCTGCAGCCGACGCCACTCTTGTATTGCCAGATGCATGTGTTGGGCCAGTATTTGTAGGTGGGGAAGAGTCGCCTCATGGGGCTGGCCGCGCCGCATTTGATTTGCACGGTCTTGGCGGTGCAGACGCATTGCTTGATCGTGAACTGCATCGTCAGGTCGGGTTCGCCCGCCGGGTTGGCTGTACTGACAGCGTAGAGGTAGAGGTTGGCGCCGACGATGCCGGCGTACTGCTCGATGACTGTCTGCAACACCCGCATGATGTTCGAGGCAATAATCTCCGTCTCGGGGACGCTGCCGTCGGTGCCGACTTTCAACTCGCCCATCTCAAAATTGAAGGGCTGATAGACCTGCGGGCCGTAGCCGTCGTTGGCGTCGAAGGTGAACGGGTCGAGGTTGCGCACGAAGCGCATATGCTGGGTGGTGACGCCCACGGTGGGCGTTCCGGGCCACTCAATGTCCATGAGCAGCAGCCAGGGCTCTCCGCTCGAGAGCGCATGCCGCTGGGTGTTGGCCATGATGGAGAGCAGGGAAAAGGGCGGCCGGGACGTGGACACTTACACCTCCCTGACTTGGAAGGTGCAGTTGTAGCGATACTGCGCGGCATTGCCGAGCGAATCCACGTCGATCCAGTCGGCATCGGTGTACTTGGGAAGAGTGAGAAAGCGCACCAGGTAGGTTTGGGGATTCTCGGCGTTGCGCGGGTCCGTGATCCGGAAGGGATTCGCGCCGAACGCAGAGCCACCGGCCTTCATGTTGGTGTAGAACTGGTCGAGCGCGGCTTTGTCGTCGGCGGTGAGCAGGTCGACGGTCATTGAGAAGGTGCGCCGGTTGCGCGTCCAGCGGGCCCGGGCAGACTCCATCCCGTTCTCCATGTTGTCGCGCAGGGTCGGGTCTACCGGGTTCTCACTCTGTTTGAGAGAGAAGGCGCGCGAGAGTTCCGGGAAGTTGGGATAGGCAGCCACGCGAGAGAGTGCCGCGGATTGCCCGAATCGGTCAAGCTGGGGCAGACTAGCCACATGGCAGACCTGCTGAACATCAAGGTGGACGTGGACGGGCCTCTGGCGGCGTGCAAGGAACTGCGGGAGAATCAGATTCCGTTCACCATTGCCCGGGCACTGACCATGACAGCGATCGAGGCGCGCGACGCGGTGCGCGTGGAGGAGAAGAGAGTCTTCCACACGCGCAACGACTGGACCACGAGCCGCACGCTTGTGAAGATGGCCACTAAGCAGGATCTGACGGCGCAGGTCTACACCGACACCGCAAACCGGAAGACGGGCGCGCCCGATTATCTTCCCCGGCAGGAAGAAGGGGGAATCAAGCGGCCGAGCGGCTATGGCGTGCAGTTCCAGGGAGGCAGTTACCTGGCGGTGCCCACCAAGGTGCTGCTGCGGATGATCGGTGGCGGCATCATGCCGGCGAAGTACCGGCCAACCAATATGCTGCTTTCCGCCACCCTCGGGCCACCCACCAAGGGACAGATGCGCCGGCGGCGCGCCCAACTGCGGGAAGGGATGTACTACTTCATTGTGACCTTCAAGAGCGGGAAACTAGGCGTCATGGGCCGCAACGCCAATGACGCCCGGGACGCGGCTGTTCCGCTTTACATCCTGACGCCCGACGCCCATGTGACAGCGCGGTTCCCCATGGACCAGACGGTGAAGGATGTTGTCGAGCAGTCCTTTTCCGGGAATTTCAGCAAGGCAGCTATTGAAGTTATGGGCAACGACCTCTTGCGCGGGAGCGGGGTCAGCGTTAGACTGTAGGGGCTCTCGGGGGAGCGCAAGTCATGAACGTCTACGGTTCTGAACGCATCCGTATTTACATCTACGCTGCAATCTTGCTGAGTCTGGGAATGATTTTCGCCTCGGTGGAAGCTTCGCAAGCGCTTTTGCTGATCGCTATAGATAAGGGTTGGTATCTAAACGTCACCGATCCCACTTGGATCGTCCCTGCACTTCTCGTTACCGGAAGTCTCGTTTATTTCGTCCCGGTTTTTGTCGCAGCGCGGAAAAAGCCACGTTCGCTGAGTGGAATTTTTGTTCTGAACCTATTCCTTGCCTGGACGTTCGTTGGATGGGTTGCGGCGCTGGTATGGGCCATAACTCCAGCGCCCGCGATTTCAGTCGAAGCCTGATTATTTAGGCGCAAAGCCCTGCATGGCCGCGCTCATCGGGCCACCCTGCTGCATGTCTTCAAGCACGGTGTGGATGATGAACTGGCGTGCCTGTCCATCCCAACTTACTCCGGCCTGTTTCTGCTGCACCGGATTGCTTGAGTTGTTGATGGTGTTCACAGTGACGTTGGGCGCGGCGCCCCCGCCGCCTTTGGCCGAGGCAAGGCCCTCCAGAACATCGTGAGGCAGTACGGTTCCGGGACCCTTGGGAGCGAACAGTTCGGAACCGCTCCCGTCTCCTCCGTCCCCCACAACCGCCCAACCTTTATCAATGTCGCCTCCATTTGCAAAGCCAGTTAAGCCCTCCATGCCGGCACTAGAGATATCGCCGAGGTCCGACACGCTGCTGGTTTCTATGCCAGATGCGCCGACCTTGGCATTGGCAAGGACAGAGGCACCCCCATTCCCAATGCCGAAGAGCGAATTCATCAGCGGGATCAGCGTGCGCTCTTCCAGCAGCTTCATTGCGAAGCGGTCGAGGTCCATGATAGCCGAGTCCACCAGGCTCTTCATGCTCATCTTTCCCTTGATAGCCCCCTCGGAGAGCTGAGAAAAGAAACTTCCAGCGGCCTGCGCGGCGGCGCGGGCTCCTTCAACGTTGAGCTTGTCACTCTGCGAGTCGCCGGCATGTTCCGCCGCGGCCAGCCGCGCATCTTTCTCCTCCTGGAGATGCCGCGCGGCGATAGTTTGCTGTGCGGTTTTGACTTGTTCTGCCCAAGCCTGATTCTGCATCTCGGCCGTGATCTGCCCCTCGGCCGCCTGACGCGCATTAGCCAGTTCGGTAAGCTTGGCATCGAGTTCAACCAGTTGGGCCTCAAGCTCCAGTTTGCGGGGTGTGTCGCTCTGACCCTCGGAAGCGATGGCCGCTTGAAGAGTGGAGCGCTTCCGCTCCGCGGCTGCTATCTCCTGGTTGTACTCGCTATCAACCAGCACCATCCGCTGGCGTAGGTAGGTCTGCTCACCGACTAATCCGGCCTTATGCTCTGAATCCAGCAGGGACAGGCGCAGGGCACCGGCAGACTTGGCAATCTCAAGCTGCGCGTTCTCGCCGGCCTCAGTAAGGCGGAGCTGCGCCGCAACCCGCTGATTGGCTTGTTCCTCATCCTTCCGGGCCTGTTCGGCCATGTATCGATCGATACTGCCATCGATGGCCGCACTGCGATTTTCTGAGCTAAGTACAGCTCGTCCGTCCTTGGCGCTCGCCTGGTTTACTTTATCGTAGGCTTCTTCTTCTTTTTTGAGCGCTGCCAACACCTTATCTGTGGCCTTCTGCTGTGTCTCCGCGATCTCCGCCTGACGGGCCTTGATCTCCTCCTTCGCAGCCTCCATCTGCACCTTGGCAACGTCTTCGTTGTCGCTGAGTCCGGCCTTCTGCACGCGGTGAAGTAAATCCTGCGACCTATCGAAATCTCCAGGCTGTATGGGAGCTTTGGATGTGCGGGCCGCAACGAACTGGCTTTGGAGCTCGACTTGGGCTTGGAGATCGGCGATGCGCTGACGATCTGCCGCAATCTTCTGCTGAAGTTGGATCGCTTCGAACGCTGCTCCGGTAGCAGGCCCTTCCTTTGCGGCGATGTCTTCGATTGCACGATTCTTCATGCGCGCAATGACTTTGTCGAAGTCTTCACCCCACTTCAGGGTTTCGGCATCCGCTTTCTTGATCTCGTCGCTTACGCCGACGATCTGACTCACGGCAGCCTGCAGCCAGTTCGTTCCCAGACGTTCACTGAGTTCGGTGGCATCTTTACCGAACTTGTAGACTTCATCTCCCATGCGCGCAAGCACCCCGGCGAGGGCGACGGCCCCCACCACAGGAAATGCCGCCTGGAGCGCGGGGCCGAGTCCCAGGGTTCCGGTGAGGAAGCGCTCAACGGCGCGGATGGGGAGATTCCCCTCGAGTTCGCGAATGGCTCCAGAGGCAGCGGCCACCTGGGGAACCGCATCGCCGAAAGCCTTCTGGACCCGCTCACCAGATGCGGAAAGTTGGCCCTGCATCTCGACGGCACGCTGCCGGGTTTCCTCCATCTTGGCTTCGATTTGGCGGAGGGCTTCGGCGGCACCTTCGCCGCTGCCCGAGATGTTGATGACGCTGCC